GACTTTGGGTCCGAGCCTTCACCACGGGAGCAGCGATAACCTCTTCCGTAACCGGGCTTTCCATCTTTAGCATTTGCATCAAATGCATAATCATGGATTTCAACAATACCTAATTCTTTCGTATGTGCAAGGAACCAGTCCCACATAGCAAGACCGACTTTACGATCTGAATAACCAATATCGCATGCAGCTCCAGTTGAGTGAACACTAAGCCACTTTTCCATTCCGGGATCACCAATCTTCTTACCTTCTGTATGAGAGTTTCTCATCAATCTTGCGGAATATATTCCTAGATTTGTAGCCTTCCAACGGCGACCACAAGCGCCAACGAACCACTCAACGCCAGCTCCTGCTTTTTTTCCGTCAAAAGCGGGATAATAGGGGTACTTGCGAGCCATTATTTGGTCTTTCCGAATGCTTGGTCTTTTGGATTTAGGTAACGCAAAACCACTGGAAGGGCTGCAGCCCAAAGAGCGTTGGCTGTCAATTTGATGTCACTGGTTGCAACATATGTTGCAACACCTGCACCGAGTACGCTTCTTGCGTAAGAGGCAAGCATTGCCTTATTTTGTTCTGTAATTTTGATCATATAATCTCCTTCGTGACATTAAATCACTATGTTAACATTATACCTTACTCGTTATTTTTAGGCTGAGTCTTTACTCCGCCAAAGACAGCAGAGATTTCATCATCATCAAGCTTGCCATCATCAAGGAAAGCACTAGCTAGACCCTCAACAACTTTAGCGACTCCGCCAATCCCAGCCATAAAGATGGCTTGAGGGAGATTAACTCCAGCGATAGCGCCAGCTCCAATTACTCCAAGACCAGATGCTCCGAATACAGCAAGTATTCTTAATAAAATATTATTAACTTTAGACATTAATCTTCCTTTTTAATTAAAACTCCAAACATGTGAACAGTAAAGGCAGCAATGGTTAGCCATAGTCCATAAGTTTGTGTTTTGCCGGATAATGTAATTAGAACAATTACACCTCCAGATAGTGTCCATGCCAAAGCATGGAGTTCTTTTAATATTTTTTTAAACATTATCTTCTCCTTGATCGGCTATTACCCCGATCTGTGTTACCGGAACCACCACTTCCTGATGGTCCTCCAGCTCCTCCACCCGATGGTGCAGAACTGCCTCCAGAGGGCATAGGAGCCGTTGTAATCGTTGTTAAAGCTGTTGTTACAGCAATGAGCGCTCTTCTCGCTTTTACATCTATTCCAGAGCCTGTAGGCACATAGTCGTCAAGACCTTCTCCGAAGATGTCAATTTCTCCCTCAAAAGCTTCTTTGATTTCAGTTGGGGCATCGGTAAGTGTTTCAACAAGAGCAGCTTCTTCCGCTAAAGTAAGATTATCAACAGCAATTTCTTGGAAGATTTCTGTAGCCTGATCTGCGTCAATACTTTCCAAAACCTTTGCACTTGTAGCAAGGTCGGTTGCTTGGTCTTCTGTAACACCAAGTTCCAAAACACTGTCAACAGCATTAGACACTTGTTCTTCAGAAACAGAATCTGACTCTAAAATTCCAACAACCGCTTCAAATTGTTCATCTGACAACGGCGTATCTAATACAGAGTCAATAACTGATGCAAATTTTTCATCCGAGATTGGCTCATCAAAAATAGAATCAAGGGCAGCAGAAAATTGTTCTTCAGATAACGGCTCAGAAAAGACTGCATCGACAGCAGCTTCAAATTGGTCTGCACTTAGTTGAGATGTATTGTCAAAGACAGCCTCCACTGCAGCAGAGAAGTTTTCGTCAGACATAGGACCATCAAACACTGAATCAATAACTGTAGAAAACTGCGAATCAGTTAAATCTTGACCAAGAAGAGAATTAACCACTGCCGTAAGTTCTTCAGGAGTTCCGGCATCTGCTACTAAGTCATCAACGGCATTTGCAAGGTTTGCATTGGTTATAGGTGCATCGAAAATATCATCAACCGTTGCGTCTATAGTTTCTTGAACCTCTTGGGGAACTTCAATTGTTGGCGTTGGGTCTTCAGGAATTTCAACAGGTGTTGTATCTATTTCTGGAGTAGAAACTGGAGTTTGGTCCAACTCGGGAATTGAAACAGTGGTGTTTTCTGTTGGAAGTGTTTCAACAGGAGGGGGAACAACTTCCTCAACAGTCGTTGTAGTCGGTTCAGGCTCAGGTGCTATAGTTGTTGTAGATGAAGATGTTGTTGTGGTCGGCACCACTGTCGTTGTGGTTGTGGTTGTTGTGGTGGTCGTTGTAGAAGTTGTCGTGGTTGGCTCTACAGTGGTAGAGGTGGTTGTGGTTGATTCTACTGTCGTGGATGTTGTGGAAGTGGTCTGAGTAGACCCAACACCATTGAAGCTCAGTTCATACTGTAAGTTCCACCCTTGGTTTGTATGCCAACCATCAGGGTTGTTACAGCAAATACCAGCCCTTAGTCTATAACGACCAGCAGGCACCTCCATTGAGATATACGACTGCAGACCAATGGAATCATCAATGCTGTAGAGAAGCGTTCCGGCTTCGTTATATAGCCACAACATTGGATCTGAGTTGTACCCAGTGACCATGTAGGTTTGGGCTATAAACTGTGTTGTCTCACTATAATCAAACCAAACATCTGTTGGCTCTGTGATTATTAAGTTTTCAGCTTTAGCCGGAGATGCAAAAAGAGAGAGAATAATTGCAGGAATTAATATCCATGCACTTTTATTAAATCTTAATTTTCTCACATAACAATTGTATATGAGTTAAAATTAAGTTGCGTATTCAACTCCACTAATCGACAGAGTAATACTTGCATTTGCTTGAGAAAGATAAAGATTGGAGTTAGCAGGAAGAACAACAATTCCGTTATAAGCAACTGTTTCGTTTGGTGCAACAGTAAATGATTTTAGAATTGCATTATTATTAGCAGCTGCTGAGACACCTGACACAAGTAAATGTAAACTGCATGTTGCTGCACTTGATGTGAAGTTGCACAAGTTAATGTTTTTAACAATAGAATAGCTTCCAGCATTGTTTGATATAGTAACAACATTAGCTGCAGTGTCAGCTCCGATATACAGAAGCTTTGGTGTTAAGTTTGCCATTTAAACCCCCATCCACTGCAAGATAGCAGTGTCATATGTATATGTATTCATGCTTTGAATCGTATTTGAATCAAGAACATGGTCAACAACAGCCCCGGCTAAATGGTTCTGTGCTGTAGTACCATCATACCCTCTAACGCTTATAGTTAGAACATCTCCTGAACGAGAAGACACGAGCATTTTTTCTTCCGCTGCTTCACCACGACTTACAATGATTGCAAATGGATTGTTGGCACCTGTGGGGAAAGACGAACCGGAACCAAGGGTAATAGATGACGCTGAGTTTGCGACATTGCTTGGCAATGTCGTGCTTAAAACAGCTCCAGCAAATTCTCTTCTTTCCATTTAAACCTCTTTAGTCAAGGCTGATGTCAAGATCGCCTGTTGCGATTCTCAATGTATCGCCTGCATCAAGGCTTTTACTTGTTGCGAGAGTTCCCCACACAAGCAAGTTGCCTGTTGTTAAAGCATCAAAAATACCAATTGCGACAACCGTACAGGCTGGCATATTAGTGAAGTCAATGTTCCCAGTGTTTTGGGTTGCACCACTTGATGCAGCATCAAAAGCAGCAGTCTGACGAGCGTATGAACCACCACTGACCTGTGTTCCACCACCCGTATCATTTGGTGCAGCCGTATAAAGTGCTACATAAACAGTCGATGGCATTGTGTATGCCGTTGTTCCCAAAATGTGGTCAAGAACTTTGTCCTCTAAGTAATTACTAAGATTACCTGCCATAATTAATCCTCCTTAGATGCGAGATACTCTTCGATTTCGTGAGGATCCGCTCTTCTAAAATTTTCAAGACTCAAAAGGAATGCATATTCCTCGTCTGAGACTTCTTTCATGGAATCTTCTCTTGAAAAGAAAAGATTACCAGAGCTATACGAAGCTCCGCTTTCAAAAATAATCAAATTAATTGCATTTGATTTTTTAGACACTTTTGCTGGTTTTTGTTCAACACTATCTTCTGTGATTTCTGCTTTAACCTTTGGCTTTGCAGCAGCCTTTTTTGCCGGAGCCTTCTTTGCTGGCTTTGCTTCTTCACCTGATGTTGCTTTCGATGTAACGATATTATCAGTCATGGTTAATACAATACCACACTTGCTTAAATAATGCGAAAGGGAGGGGATATTTCACCCCCCCCCGATCACAAATTTTTTAATTATTACTTACAGTGTACGAAGCTTAACATTCTTACCGATTACATACGAATCAGCATTTTCAATGTTACTTGCTACTCTCATGAACTGAGTGTACTCAATGGTGTCTGTCTTTGGCTTGAACTGACGGTACACAGTGATGTCACGGTGAATACCGATAACACGGTTGTTAGGGAATGTTAGTTCAATATGACCATGTGATCCTGTTGCACCTGAGTAGTCACCCGTAGCCGTTTCTGGCATCAAAGGAACTTCAAGCAAAGGAATACCGAATGGTGAAATTCCAGTTGAACCCGGACCACCATTTCCACGCATTGTGCCCTGAAGGAATGCCACATCGCCGACCAATGAGCCGGGAGATGGTGCACCTGCAGTTGCAGCGGTTGCATCGTTTGGATTACCTAAGCTGTAGATGGTGTCTTGAACATTGCCTGAACCAGAGAAGAATCTTAGTTCATTTCTGCGCTGAAGATACTTGGTTGGCATATTGCGAAGAATGCGATCATAAGTAGCTCTTGAAACCTGATTACCAGCTTCATCGACTACACGACCGTTTGTCTTAGCAAGTTTAATAAAACCATCAAGAGCCTTGAGAAGACCGTTGTTGGAGCTTGTGTTACCGTTGATAAAGAGATCATCAAGGTCGTTTGCAGTCTGGCGAGCCATCATCTGTGCGATGTGGTCCTCCAAAGAAGCTCCCTCAATGTTGTCTTCCAACGACTCAGTTGACAGTGCCCAGTCAAGACGAAGCTTGACAGTAGACAAAGAAACTTTGCTGAATGTGACGGCTGCATTTGCACCGTCATCTGTTGCCTCGGTTGCCTTTGAAAGCAAGCGGGTGCCTACAGAAACCTTATCGATTTCCATTTGTGGTGTACGCATACGAACGACTCTTGCGTTCTGCATAAGTACAGACTGATCAATAACAAAATCAAGGAAGCGGTTTGACTGAGCTGGTTTCATCAAACCACCCGAATCATTGCCTACAACCCCAGTTGTTACTTCATTAGCCTTTGATAGAATTTCTTCTTGTGATGCCATATCTTTATTTCCTCCTATTATGACTTATAGCCCAAGGAGTTAATTAAACCTTGTGGCAAATATGTATTGTCCCAAATTGATGATGGAGCAGACTTAGTAAGTTCTTCGCCCTCTTCGTCATCTTCTGGGTCAACGCTTTTCTTGATAGCTCCGGACTTAGCAAAGGCTTGAACCTTCTCTTCTTGTTCCGACAGAGATTGCTCTGTTGCTTCTAATTTTTCTTGTAGTTCAGTTGCTTGAACTTCAAATCCCTTGGTGATGGTGTCGATTTTTTCTTGGACCGAAGCTTCAACCTCTTCTTTAATTGAAGTAGCGAAGGCAGCCAGTTTTTCGTCAACCACAGCACTAAGAGCATCTTTAAGGATTTCTAGATCCATAATTTCCTCCTGTGTGTTTTCAGTTACTTCAATTTGGATTGAAGCATTTTCTTGAACATCTGGAACAAGCCAATTGACCATACGCTTAAGTAGCGATAATCTTGATTCCTGTTCATTCATGTCTAAGACCTTATCATAATTTACATCATTTTGCAATTCACTCTCTTGCATTTTAATTGAATCTGCGTCTATGTCTAATTTATCAGACATTTCAAGCGCATAAGTTAGCAATGCATCGATTGAGTCAGTTGCATATTCTTCAGATGTATCATCTTCGAATTTGTTTGTCATAGTAGACTCCTTTTTCTTTTTCTTAGGCTTTCCGGGAAATGGACCTTGATAACTACCTTGAGTAGGATTCTTGATACCGGCTCCCATTGAGCCTGCTGTGACTTCTCCCTCTTTCTTCATACCTTTTTCTTTAGTATTCTGATAGCGTTCAAGAAGCCTCCGACCTTTTGCAGCAAGCTGTGCTGCATCTTGTGCGTTCTGTGGAACTGGTTCCCCCCAAGCTGCTGCTGAAAGCGCAAGCCTTGTTGGTCTACCTTTTGAGTCCTTCATTGGACCAGATGGATTTGTAAAGAAGCGTGTTAAGAAAGAACCTTTTCTGCGCATCTTTTCTGGTGTGTCTGCTGCACCCCTCACACCCGGCTTAAGGTTTGCACCCTCTGTTTCTTTGAAGTGTCTACGACCTGCTGCTGTAAGACCGCCCTTGGGGTCTTTGAGAGGAGAGGCTTTGTCAAGAACATAGTCAAGACCGCCATCATCACTTCTCTTGATGATATCGACAGTTGCCAGAGCGTTGGCTGGATTATCAACGACACTTAATTCACCAAGAACATATTTCTCAATAACATTGACTGGGCGACCACGGAACATCTTTTCTGCAGACTCACTCTTCTGAAGAACCTTGCCTCCAATAGAAAAAGCCTGAAGGGTTCCGTCAAGGATCTTTTCCCAAGTATCTTGGGCACCCTTTGAAATATAAGCGTCTACACGAATAGCGTTGTATTCTTCGCCATCCTCCCCTTTGATCTTGATAGGTTCAAAGTTGACAGCCTTGCCAACAGCAACAGGAGAATGCATCTCACGGATGTTTCCTCCCCAGTTTTTAAATGCCTCAAGAGATGCAGAAAAGTCAACAATATCACCAGATTTGTCAACATTGTCAGCTGTAGCGATACCGCTAATAATCCTCTGCTCTTTCTTGATCATTTCAATCGGGAAAGATAAATTAAAATTTTCCATGATTACCTCGTAATTTTAAATTATACACTATTATGTGTATAATCACCCAACTGCATAAGCTGAAAAGCTAACGCCTGCTGTAACGATTTTGATTGTTGTATAGTCACCCGGAATTTTGTGATAGGTGTGACTGCCATCGTCTGGTGAATGCGGGATAAGAACTTGGTGTCTTCCATTAAGTTCAATAATCGCACTTGTTGTGTTGCTCTTATTCCATACAAACAGATAATCAGTATGGTGTCCAATTGACACTTCACCGTCTGTGCTTGCGATAGCTGTTGTTGTATATACAATACTACTCATTATTTTCTCCTTCAAATACCTTAACGGTATCTATGTTGTCGCCAGAGTCTTGACTCTGACCTCTTTCTTTTTGATCTCCAGAACTTTGAACACCACTTGGTGTTGCGCCACTGTCTGATCTAGATTTTGGTGGATTAGAAGAAGCATTATTGGAATTTCCAACTGGTGCTCCTGCGTTTTCTTGTTTGATTTTTGTTGGGAAAGGAAGAACATCATCGCCATCCTTCCGTTCTGGGAATCCAATTTTACCTCTAACCTCATTAGGACTGATAACTTCAGTTCGAAGGTAGCGGTCATAAATTCTTGATTCCATGTCTTCGTCAAGCAAGTCAATCTTCTTAAGCTTGAATTGAAGGAGGTCTGTGAACTCCGCAAGAAGTCTATTAATCTTCTTTTCGATGATTGCTTGGTCTGGACCAATAACTTGCATCTTGAATGTCTTATCCGCATCTCGTGATACAGCAAGGTTTGCATTATCGTAAACGCCGACTTTTGGTGCGGGGACTCTGTTCGCTACTAGGATTTCATCACGGTTTGATTTGCGGTACTTGTCAAAAGAAGCATCTTGAACTCCGGCTTCAAGTTTTTCAAATTTAATATCAGAATCAGAACCGATACTTGCTGGAAGAGGAATAACAAGAGTTCCGTGGTTTCGACCTTTAACCTCATTGCGGAAATAATTAACAAGTTCAGCTTTTGATTTATTACTTAATTTCGCACCTTTAAGAATAATTGCATAACGAGGAATTGCTTTATTTTCAAAGTAATCAATGTTGTACTCTTTTGCAAACTTATCCCCAACAATAGCTGCTGCTGCAGAAACTGCTGCGGGAATACCGTAGTATGTGTTATTTGGAGAATACATTTTGAAATGAATAACTTCATTGGGGCTTGGGTCTCCATTAATAGGATCCTCCATTTCCAAATCTTGAAAGTTTCTGAAGAAGATTGCTTGAACTTTATTAGCTCTTGAAAGCTGAACAAAACCATCTCTGTGTCGTCTTACACGAACCATCGTTGCAGGAATGTGACCAATGTAGCCAACTTTTCCTTCGTTATTCCGACCAATTTCAAGATAGCCATTTCCAACTGTAAGGCAATCTTGCCAAACACGAACCATTGTTTCAATCAATGTCTCTTCAACATTGAAGTCTTCAAAAAGAACTTCTAGTTCTTCTCGGAGATCTTGCAAACCCTTCCGAGTTTTTTCAAGCTTTGCGGGATCTGATTGAGACTTCTCAATACGCCTTCTTGATTTCAATGTCTCAGTAAATTCAAAACCAAGACCAACCGTATTCATCACTCTTGCGTTAATAGCTGCGTAATGAATGGCACTTTGATCGTAAAGGATAGCGAGGTTGTCCAAGTCATATGGTGGATTTACAATGTCCCAAAGGGAATATCCATTAACAACTTCTGGATCAAGATACTTAGACTTAGTACCATCTTCGCCTTCATGTCTCTTCTGAAGACGCTGAGCTTTTCTTTTCATTTTTGGAGAAAGGCTTGAAATTTTTACTTCCGAGAAAGGGTCAACGGACTCAACTTTGGACAAGGCTGAAATATAAGAAAGATCATCAATCTCTTCATTGAAGTCATCACTGTCCTCAGACAGTATCATTTTATTGTTCATTATTTTGCTCCAAAGTGCTGGTCGTACATATCTTCAAATGGGTCAGCAACTAAACCAGCAGCAAGTCTTTCTGCTTGGTCATCTCTTTCATCGGAAGAAACTTTTCTAGCACCGGGAACCCAACGGATAACTCCAGCATCAGAACCTGTCCAATACTTTGCGACTTCCGCAACACGAAGCTCAAGAGCTTCATCACCGACCATTCCTTCTGCGCAAAGAACACCATCCCCATCGGATAATGGGAAACCGTCTGGCATAATCCAGAGACAGATGCCATAAGCACGCTCTGGAACCCACATATTTTTACTTTTAATCATGTCAGAAGTCATTTGATTCAATTCTACATTACTTTCTTTAAATTATCTACACATTGATGACAGTTTTATTCAATTAATGAGCAATGTTGTCTTTGATAAGTTTGATTTCGCAAGAATCTGTACTGCAGTAGCTTTCTCCGATTGCATCTGCAGCCATTCCTGCATACACACCAGCAAAGTCAATTGGGAATAGTTTATCTAAACCATCCTGTTTATATTCTTTTTCTGTAATCTGGGTGTACGGCATTTGTGGGTAAGTAAAGTTGCCTTGAGGTAGGAACGAAACAGTTTTAAGCTGACCATCGTACATATGAAGAACAGTTCCAACTTGATCCTTTTCCTTTTCAGCATCAAATGAGATTGTTACCGATACAGAGTTATCAGACCAGTAACGCTGGGCTACTGATGCAATCGCCATCTTCTCAAATATTGTCACATCCTTTTCAGAACGCTTAGCATTTGATTTAATCGGGAAGAAAACAACACTTGTTGTATCTGGAGATTCAGAAGCTGGCTCAACACGGTAGTTAGCCATTTTGAACAGAGGAAGCATTGGGTCATCATTTGCAAAACGAATTGCACGATTGAAGTATTCTCCACCCGGAGTCCAATGAACTCCCGGAGATTCTCCTGCCAGAATAGAAACAGTTCCCGAAGGCTTAACTGTTGTCATCTTGATTGATTCACGGATACCGAACCACTCTGAGTAAACATTGTCGTAACGCTTAATTGTCTCGTAACCCTGATCCATCCATTCACGAAGTGTCGGAACCCCATGATTGTCAGCAAAGTTTGCGATGCCAGACATTGATGTTCCAATACGGCGGTTTCTCTGCATAATTGCATTTGTCTTTTCCCAATGAGTCGGAAGAAGAGTAACGGTCTTTGCGTAAAGGTAAGCGAATTTCAATGTGCGCTTATAGTCGTCAAGAGACTCATGGCGGTTGAGATATGTCTCAACAAGGGTGCAGCACTCGTATGATTCAAGAGATTGTTCTGCGCATGGGTTGTATCCAGCTACACGCCAGTCCTTGTTATTTGGTGGATCAATTAGACGACCATACTTACGAGACATATCCAACCAGATGACTCCGGGTTCTCCGTTGAGAGCAATGCTTTCAACAATGTGAGATAGATCTTCGCCAACATTTGTTTCTACAGAATTGTTGCTCATCCAAGCCCATCCCTGATTCTCTGGATCATAAGAGTTACGCTCTGGGAAGGCTTCTGCGTTCTTTAAATTCAAGAAGGTCTCATCGTTGTGTCTACCGATTAGAAGTTCAGCAGAACGGCGTACATTGCCCGATACAACACAAACTCCAATCATGTTGCCAATGTCTGCAATATCAACTCGTGTAAGTTTTTGACCTGCACGACCTAGGAACATCTTACGAATATATTTGTGCAACTTTTCGAGCGGTTCATGACCAGCAGCTGTACCACCAAATGTTTTAATAGGTGCTCCTGCTGGGCGAATCATTGAGTAGTCAAAAACAATCGGACTCTGTTCTGGTTTCAAATAAGAGTTGATCAGGTCAGCGGTTGATTGCATCCACCCTTCACGAGTGTCATCAATAACCTGAGTGATTACTGGGCGAATTGATTCATGGATGGTAAAATCTTTATCAGCACCCTTGTCGTCAAAGCCAACACCCACTCCGAGCATTGATGCTTCCATCAGAAACGCAAATGGTTCCGCCGGATTGTCCTTTGACATTTCCGCAGTAGATACGAAGGCACAATTTTGCAAAGCAGCAGAGTTTCTCTGAACATTTACAAGTTCTGTTCCCATAATCCAAAGACCACGACCGGGAGGTGTCCATTTAAGGTTGAACAGGCGGTCAAAAGCTTCTTTAGCACTTGACTGAGCTTTTACACCATTCCAAGGAAGACGATTCTTCCGGCAATGATCTTTTTGCAAGGAATACATGCCGTTAATCACACGCTCGCAAACATCAACCCAAGTTTCTTTGGTTCCATCTGGTTTCTTTCGGGAATATGTACGAAGAAATGTAATTTCTCCAACAGAGTTTCCTGCTGCATCCTGATATCCGAATGGCGCTTTCTTTGTGCGATATGTTGAAACAAAATCTTCGCTTAGTTTAAAGGAAAAAAAATCTTCCCTAGGATTATTATTGGTCATTGAGACTCCTGTAGTAGTAGGCTTTAATATTATCAATTGGGGAGCTACACCGCACCGATTAGTGCTTAGGACTAAATGTAATTTTTTTCGAATTCGGCGTAACGATTTAGAATCATATCAGCGACAGAAGCCCATGAGTGCTTTTCGTGAATTGTTTTTGCCGAACGGAATGCAAATTTTTTGAATTCTTCATATTCGTCTGTTACATTTGTCATTAGATTAACTAACTCTTCAAAATCAGGAGTTGCCCACATACCTGTATCAGTTCCATACTGATGAGAATGGTATTCTGCGTCTGAAAACTCAGCTGGCAATGGGATTCCGTAATGTGAGAAGTCTTTGCAACCTGTTAAGTCTGTAACGATTGTAGGCAATCCTGTTGCCATTGCTTCAAAAGGAATCATTCCAAAACCTTCACCGCTAGTAGGATAAATGAGGCAGTGACACTTATGATAAAGATTAACTAATTGATCTGTATCATAAGATTCTGGGATGCCAATAATCTGAGGATGAGAAGTAGCTGGTACTAATCTACTTTCAATATACACTTCTGCGTGACAGAAGTTATTATATTTAAGAATTAACTTATAGTCCATATTACCGTCAAATAACTCTAGGAAAGCATCAACAGCAAGTTGTGCATTCTTACGCTTAGAGTCTCCACCTATATGTAAGAAATTAAATGTTTGAGATAGTTCTCTTTCTACAGGATGGAATTCTTCAGATATTCCGTGAGGAATGACATATACATTTTCATTGACATTGGCTTTATCATATACATCTTTAACAAAACTAGAGGTAGCCCAGATCTCATTACAGAGACTCATATTGTATTTCCATCCAGAAGGAATCTTTGTAGATTCCCAAGGGGTATATCCTACTTTATAGTCATTATTTAACTGATAATAATGAGGTTGGCAAAAGTTGATATGAAAGGGTATCTCAGCTCTATTGTAAAATACACCTACTTTTTTAGCCTGTAGTGCTCTAATAGTACTGATAGCAGCATTGGCATATCCTTGACTAGCCCAAAGCTCGCCACTAATATCAACATTGCTCAAGCTGAACCAGCTGATCTTCTTCATATTCTCCTTGGGATAACTCTTCTGCTTACTTGAAGCTTTCAGAGCTGATTGATAAACAGTTTACACCCTTTTCAATCAACATTAGTGCGTGTTCTTCAGAAATTTCACAAGTTATTGGCAAATCAGTATAAACACATCTTGCAGCAGCAATATAGAAATCGTCAAATTTAGTTATCCCAATACAATCGGAATCAAGAATGACTGCGGGTCCGCATTCATCCGACTCAACAATTGCAATAATTTTCATATCCAAATTTTACCATCCACAGTGTTATCAGTATACTTAAGTAAACTTATATAACAATAAGTATACCTGTATAACTAGCATACTAAGTATACTGGCGCATCCCAGATGCGAAGCATATCAACTTTTTTGGGGTAATGTGCGGATTATCAAAAATTTTTTGATAACATGAATCAATGACTTATACTACCGTTTACGACATTCTCGACAATGGCGAAATTGAATTACTCAACTGTATGGCATCAGATGTTGATGTCGTTAATGCTGCAAAAGTTAGTTTTGCCACTTATGTTAAAGAGTTAGATGAGTCTTCAATTGGCTTAATTAAGTATCTTATGCGTAATAAGCACGCAACTCCTTTTGAACACTGTGTATTTAAGTTCAGAATTAAGGCTCCAATTTTTGTTACAAGAGAATGGATGCGTCATCGATGGTCATCATTCAATGAGATGAGTATGCGATACCATCAGCCTGCAAACATTGATTACTATACCCCAGCTTACGATAAGATTCGTAAGCAGATTGGAAAACCCGGAGCTTATACTTTTGAAGAAATTTCTGATCCAGAAGTTAAAGATGCTTTCTATTCTATTTTTCAACAAACAATTCTGCAGGCGGATGAGGCTTATTACAAGCTGATTGAGCTTGGCGTTGCTAAAGAAATTGCTCGTTGCGTACTACCAGTAACTCAATATACTGAGTTTATTTGGACAGTAAATGCAAGAAGTTTGATTAATTTTATTTCGCTTCGCAACGAAGGCAATGCCCAATATGAAATCAATGAGTATGCAAAAGTAATTGAAGACATATTCCAGCAAAAGATGCCTATTTCACACGAAGCGTTTATTGAATCAGGTAGAATTGCTTTATGAGTAAATTTCTTTATGTTCTAGCTTATGTGATGTTTTCATCATTTATAATTAGAGTGGCTATTATTGCTGGCTGGTCACACGATCCCGGATATATCGGTCCAGCTTTGCTGGTCTTTGTAGCCGGTTTTATATTGGCAACTCAACTTAATGAATCCTGAAGACATCAATCAAGAGTACTTGAATACAAAAAAATTGCTTTTGATTAGTGATACATGGTATCCATATCCATATATTACTGATTTCTTAAAGATTTTAACCTCAGGTAAAGTTTTTGTTTATTCATCGCCAGCATCAACTGCTAAATTTATTAAAGTTTATCTTAAAGTTTTTGCAAAAAGAAAAGTTAATTTGATTAAAGATAAACATTTTAATCTTTTTTTTGATGACAAGATTAATGAATACATTGTTGTTGTATTTTTTGGTAAAAAAAGGGTACCGGAAACCGCTATACTAGAAATTGTTGCTAAAAAGCTTCTCACATCGTATCAGGATGTGATGCTCGTGTACCCAGATGGAGTTGATTACGATGAGGATAGTCCCTTATTCAAATGATGATGACCTAGAAGACCTCGAAACGCTTACGATTATTATTAAAGCTGTACCTTTTGAGGACAGTTTTATTCCAGCTTTCTACATTTCCTCACCTTCAGAGGACTATATGATGTCAATTGATGAACTTTCTGCCCTAATGGATGGGATTGAGATAGCAAACAAGTCAGTAGATGATATTATTGATTACATATTGAATTCGAAAAGGG